ACTTCCGCCCTCTCCTTTTATGGTGTAATTTGTAGTTATTACAATTTTAGGACTTTTAGTTACTGGCAATTTAATCGCTCCCTGCCCTTTGTATTCGATTTCCAGCCCCTCGGTGATAATACTAAATAAATCCTCAAATGGAAAATTTCGTTTTACATCATCAAAAACAAGAACCTGGCAATCTGCTTTTACTGTTTGGAAAGCAAATTGAGAATTTAAATCAATTTTTTTACCGTTCAATGCAACAAGTTTTTTGAGCTGCTTAATACCGTTAAACAAAACACCCTTACCACTTCGCCCATTTGGTTCATCGCTTATCATTTCATCATTCAGAATTATAGCCTTGTTGTCTGCCTGTGTCTTGTATGAATGAAGTAGATACCCGATTGCACTTTTAAAACAGTCGTATGTCTGAATATCTTTGCCGGCAATCCTCCAAACAAATTTTCTAAAATAACTATCGTGATGGTCAATCTCTTTATAATCCCTATCAATTACTGAATCTTTCCAAACGCATTTATCAATATCAATGTAATCAATAATTTTTGTATAGTCTTTTCCTACTTCAACAATGCAATTTTTGTAGTATAGAAAGCACTGATTTTGTGTATCATTTTTTATGTCAATCTCAACCGTCTCCATCATGTTTAAAAATTCATTTGAAAAGAATTTTGTGTTAATGGTCATGTAGTCAAACGGGGCATATCCGATGCCGTCCCTCGTCCTTAAATCATTCAAAACATAATCCTTTATCTTATCCCTGTTAGTTGCTTCAATAAGGTTATTTTGTTTCATAACAAAAATAAACGTTTCTTGTCCTGTTTCCGGATAAAATTTCATTATGTTTTTTGACTTCAAATATAAATCAAACTGATGTGGAATGAGTGAAAGTTTACCCTTATCGCTTATATCCCAAAAAACAGAATCGTTTTTTTCTGTTTTTATCCCATCCAGTATCTCATCGAATAATACTGAATCGTTTATTATTGGGTTATTGCTTTTTTCAAGCTGTTTTTTTATTTCTAATGTTGTTTTTCCGCTGCTGATGCTTTTTATTAATTGGTCTTTTGTCTCTTTATCCTCAAAACACTTACTGTTAAATTCTGATTTTAAGCGATTGTAAGAGCTTTTTACGCTCTGCTCTATCTCTGATATTAAAAAATCCTTTTCAGCGTATTTTGACAGGTACGAAATAGCGGAGTACTCATTTATACCGTAGGCGTTCAAGGCAGATGCAAATCTATAAATCAAATTGTTTCTATCCCCTTGACCATACGAATACTTTTTGTCAAACCATTGTTGTAGTAAGTCAATAATTCTACTTTCAGAGCGAAGAGGAACGGTTACTGAATAAGCATTTTTCCCTATTTCGTTATAATCTCCAACATCCATTTTTGACCATTCGAGCGCATTTTCATTTATGTATATTCCAGGGTCGTAGCTCTCGAAACAAAAACGTGAAATATCTTTGGTCTTACTGTCAATGTTCGGGCTGTCAAATTCACTACACAAAGCCGTGTACATTGATTCATAATCCTGCGGCCTGTTCACTGTCTTAAAGAGAGCCTTAACACCCTTTCCGCTAGGACTTATGAATGATGAAAAACAGTAATTTGATTTAGAAAGCTTTTGCTTCATTACTTCGGCTTCTTCCAGCGAATTGAATTTATCAAAGTCTAAACAAGCTAATTGAGAATAATTAACCAGCTTATCTTTTGACCTATGTGAAAAAGTTCCGCTAAATGTCGCACCACATAATTGATTTTTATATTTTGAATCGCCTGTCTCTCTGTACTTTTTTACTAATTCAGTAGCAGGACTTCCATTTTTTACCCTACCTAAAAAATACATCACATCTTTGTTGTGCGGTTCGTGTGGGGTCTTTACTGATTTAAAGATTGAAATTTCTATCATGGCAATTAGTTTAATGCTTGTATGCGATTATAAATAGAATCCATGAAGCTTTCATTCAGCTTCAAGTTAGCTAAGCACCATCTCAAATAACTTTCATCCGTACACTCATTTACTTTCGTTCCTTTGAGTTTTCCAAACGGAAAAATGTGATTTTCGTTTTTAACTCCAATCTGACTATTTGGAACATTCTTAATAAAACAACCGCAAACCGTACAGTATGCCACATTGTTGTTTGATTTCTTTTCAACTAAAAAAGTAACATCTTTACTGCACTTCTTACAAAATAATTTATTCATAATGGTTTAGATGACAAAACGCCCAAACTATCAAGGCGGGGACGTGCCTATCAAATTTGAGCGTTTCTGTTATGTGTGTATAGGCGTCCCCTCCTATTGTTCTATTTGAACGATGCAAAGATAATACCATTTCCGCAATTTGATACCACCATTCACATTTTTTATAATACTTAGTAACTACAATACGCAATACGCTAAAATCCCTATTCTCTATATAATATTAATATTCTAATATTTTTTTATTTATATTTATTTACTCTATTTATTAAGTAATATCGTAATATTAAATATAAAGTATTAATAATAAGAGAGTTAACCAATACGATTAACATTTTTTAACTGCCATTTATCGTAATATTATCGTATTGTTGCGTAATATTGTAAAATCTTTCATATCAAAAGCACCAATTCCACCAAAAACACATATCTTTACACCCGCATACTTTTTTTAATTTATCTGGTTGGACAGTTTTTTAATTTTATTTATTTGAGTTTGATGGATCGGGTTGCTTGTGATAAGTAGCCCGATTTTTTTTTGCCTTTCCACCATCCACCAGCACCATTTTATAAAACTTTATGTATATTTGCGAAAAAATAACTACTACTCATCAATCCAAAAAAAAACAATGGCTTACTCCGAAAAAGACAAAACAAAGATATTTGACAGCATCTGCGATCTGTTGATGTCTGGAAAATCTTTAAGGAGTGCGTTAATAGATGTTAATAAAATACCAGCAAAAACACTATTCGAGTGGTTAAGGGAGGACGAAAATAAATGTAAACAATACGCACGTGCAACTCAAGAACGTGCTGCTCTGATGTTTGAGGATATTTTCGATATTGCCGACGATGGCACAAATGATTGGATGGAGCGACATAATGATACTGGCGAGTTGATTGGCTGGCAGATCAATGGCGAGAATGTACAGCGGTCGAGGGTTCGCATCGACACCCGCAAATGGGCACTCGCTCGAATGCAGCCAAAAAAATACTCTGATGTAGGAGTAGGCAATACGGCCAACAAGCCCGACGAGGGAAACGAAAACGAATTTTTGCAAACCACCATACAACTTCGTGACGGTATAATTGAAAAACATTATCGGCACTATGAAGCTGGTCACGACTGGACTTTATCATGTGGGGGTAGTCGCTCGGGTAAAACTTACAACTTCCTTAAATGGGCTTATCTGCAAACTAGGCTAGGACGTTTCGACTTAAATATCATTGCGCCATCTCACAAAATGCTTGAGCATGGGGCTTTCAATGACATCAAAAAAATACTATCAGAATACGCCCCTGACATTCACATTCCAGAACGGGCCACTAAATTAAATCTTCATGGCTCTGAATGGGTTTTTGAGGTTGTCACCTCGGAAAGTGAAGCAAAAAGAAACCGGGTAAACGTTTTTGTTAATGAAGCGGATGGCATACCTGAAATAGTAGCCAATTTACTTGGGCGGGCTTCTGGTCGAAAGTTTATTGACTTCAATCCCGTTAAGAAATTTTGGGCTGATGACAAGAAAAACACACTCGGCACAAACCTGCTTGAATCGACATGGAAAGATAACCCTTACCTTTCCGAAAGTCAGTTACAGTGGTTTGCTGACTTAAAAAAGAACGGTGAATTTGCAGAGGATGGATCGCCCGAAAGATACGCATACGACGTTTACTATTGTGGTAATTATTCTTTACTCAGTGGTAAGGCTTACGAATTAGCAGACTTCGATATCCGGGATGAGATACCCGAAAAATTTGATTACATGCTTTCGTACAGTGATCCATCCTTAGGAGTCGGCGCTGACTACTTCGCATCGCTACTGTTCGGAATCAAAAATAATACTGTTTGGGCCATTGACTGCATATTTAGTCAGTTCGCAAAAACAGCTGGCTTCATTGAGCAACTCAAAGCGTGGGATGCCAAGTATGGTAAGATAGTTGATCACTATGCAGAGAAAAACGGTACTAGCGGGGTAGTTACCAGAGCAGCCAAAGAAATGTACGACGGGGTCTTAATTGAGGTTTCTAATGCCGACAAAAAAGAAGCAGACATAATCGTTTATGCTACAACCGCAAAGAGCTTTAAATTCAAAAGATCGCCAAAAATGATGGAATTTATTGGGCAATGCGTCGACTTCCCGAATGCCGAACATGATGATGCACCCGACTGTTTGGCGCGCGCTGCAAAAATTCTGTTAAAAAACTTTGATTTATTATAAACATTGTTATATATTTGCAACGTGAAATACGGAAAATTAATATATAGAGCTTCATTGGACGGTAGTTGTACCGTAGAACAACAGATCATAGAGGCTGAGAATGCCGCTATAACTGGTTGTAGTGTGTCGGGCAGCCGACAATTTGAGAAAGCCTTGATCTATGATTTAACCCGTACAGTTACCAACATTCTTTCAAATGCTACCGTAAAATACAACGGTATATCAAATGAATTTTGTCAGTCATTCCAAAAGAAATTGATTGATATTTTCTTTGAGCTTCATAATAGCGGATTTTGTTTTCTGGTACTAGATAAGGATGGTAAACGAATCATTGATGTAAACAAAACAAAAGGCTCGATCAAACTTATTGATCCTGCCTACGAGATTTCGGGATACACTCAGCGAGTCGCAGCAAAAAAAGCTCTTGAGATGTACGGGGTTGTAACCGACTCAATGTATAGCGTAATTGATGAACGTGGCGTTATGGGGATGTTTTCCCCTCAAAAGGATACAATTGTAAAGCCAGGAGCCGCTGCCAAATTATACGATGCTATGCGTACTTTATTTGGTGTAAAAAAAGGCCAGCGCAAGTTTGTGATCGTTGAGACGCCAATGACCTACAGCGGGGTTTCAATCCCTGTTAAGGATTTAGAACTACTCGCAAACAAAAAGGATGCGACTGGTACGATTGCAAGGATTTACGGAATTGCTGAGGACATGATTCAGAGCGGCGCAATTTACGCCAATAAGGAATCTGCAATCGTTCAGACATACTCAGACTACAAGGGTCTTATTTATGGCTGGCTTAATCAAATCGAGGAGCAACTAATCAGCTTTAGGAATGCTGAAAATTATACGGTCGACTTCTTAGGAGTACCGCAATTACAGAAACCACAAATAACCACACAAAATGGATAAAGCCCAATTATATTACGGAAAAGTCATCAAAGTAGATGAATCAGAAAAGTATATCGAAAGTGTAATACTTCATTTTGATGTGGCCAACGAAAACAGATGGGTGGCTTTAAGCGGCTCACTTGATGCGTTCTTAGAAAGACTAAGGAGAGTAAAAAAGGACATACCAGCGTGCTACCAACATGACGAATCCATTTTAATTGGAACATGGAAAGAACTTAAAATTGAGAATGGTGTTCTAAGCGGTAAGCTTTTTTATATTGAGACCCAATTTGTAAAGGATACAGTTCTGCCGCTTTTGAAAGCTGGAGCATTGCAGGGGGCATCCCCGACTATCTCATCAATTAAGGAAGCTTACAATAACGAAAAGGGCATTTGGGAAATAATCGAGGGTGTTCTATGTGAGGTTTCTTTGGTGGGGCTTCCCGCCGATCTAAAAGCAGACATTACAGCATACAAGGCAAGTATCGCACCCGAACCAACAGAAGATTTTTTAGTTGAATTATATTAATTAGTAAACATTTTGCAAAATGAACAAACATTTAATCGCCGTTAAGGACATCCTTAACAAAAAAAAGGCCAACGTAAGCAAAAAGCTGTTACAAGCTTCGATTACAGCCGAACAAAAAACCGCACTCGATGAGGTGATGTCACAGATCGACACAGCCATTCAAGAGCTGGACGCTGCCGACGCTGAAGCTACCGCTGAACAGATCGCATCTCTTTTCTCAAAAGCCGTTGAAACCTTGTCATCCTTAGCCGACAACTCAACAGAGGAGATAATGGCAAACGTAACCGCTATGATGGCAAAGTTACAAGCTAAAATTGATGCTGGTCAAAAAGGATCTAAAAAATTCAGTGCTAAAATGTCTTTGAAAGCCTTAAAAGCAAACAAAGAGTCAGGTTCTGAGGGTGGATTTAAGCCATTTAGCGCCGGGGTTGATGTTACTGCTTGGACTCCTGAAAGCGAGATCGACAATGTAGAAATTTATCGCCCTGTTATTGGTGTAGTGGGTGGCTTTACCGTTTCTTCTACAACTCGGACGTCCGTGAAGATCCGCAAATTTGGATTGGATTCAGGCGCTTGCGCAATCGTGGTAAATCATGGCATCAAACCAGAACTTATCACACTTGGTTCACAAACAGCCGTTGAGGTTTCGACGTATGCCGGTGTTGTTAAAGGTATCGCAGATGAAGATTTGGAAGACAACCCGGGATTAGAGGGCGAAATTCAAAACGAAGCCCTAGAGAATTTGGCAAGCGTTGAAAACGATGCAGCTATTACCCTTTTGAAAGGTGTTGCAAGTGCTTACGCAAATGTATCGTTTGGTAGCAAAGTAGGAGCTGACGAGAAAACCGCTATCGTGGCCATTATCGACATGGTTCAACAAAAGTTGGGTCGCAGACAGTCTGAAATTTGTTTTGCCTTAAACAGCTCACAATGGGCATTGCTGAACGACCTTAGAAATTCAAACGGAACTCCAATTCCAATTGATTCAATTTTCGGAGGTGTTCAAAAAATCGTTGACAATACTTTGGTTGCTGATGAATTTATCTGCTGGGCAAAAAAGTTCGCTAAATTTGCAGTTTACAAGTCAACCCAAACGGAT